TCCGCCTCCGCCGCCAGTTCCTGCGTTACCAGGATTGCCCGCATTGCCCGCATTGCCATTACCACCAGCACCACCATTACCTCGTGCGCCGTTAGTGCCCGAGTTACCAGCGTTGCCCGAGTTACCCGCACCTCCAGGATTACCAGCCGCACCTCCAGTTCCGGCTGTGCCAGGATTACCGTCGTTACCGTTTCCACCGTCGTTACCCGCCGCACCCGAATTACCAGTGGCACCAGTTAGTTGGACGTTGACGATATGTATTCCGGGAGGAAGGTTGAATGTTCCGCTTGAATTAAAGGTTTCAGATGCCCCTGGGTACAGGGGATCGTACCTAGTGGCGGTTCCAACCGAAGGCATTTAACTCACCTTTTCAGCAAGCGTTACAAAATCTTCAGGAAGATCTGAGATTTGAGTTGCGTATTTCCTTTTTCGATACGCATCGGAACCGTCTGGTGCCTCCCAAAGAACTTGGTCAAACACAAGAACAGGAGCAGTCTCAAAGATAATTTTGTTTTGTTGATCGTCTTCAAACCAAGTCGAAAGAGGATGCAGCGCATCGCGCACATCTTCCGAAGAATAAGTCAATATGGTGGTAGCTATATTGTTATTCGTTAACCAAGTAATCATGTTGTTGGAGGCGGCCTGGCCTCTTTCTACAGTAATTGTGATGTCATCATATCTAATGGTCATGACTACGCCTCGTAAAACGATAAACTAACATAAATGCTCGTATCGCCTTTGATCAACAACGCTGTGTAAATTGTGCGCTTATTAGCCGTAGCGTTTACAGCGGGTTGTGACGAAGAATTATTATAAACAATACTGAAACCAGAAGGTGCCGCCAGGGTAAACGTTCGGCTCCCTGTTGCATCCTGCCTCACAACAATGGTTAAGGCTCGAATGCTCCCTGTAGACAAATCATTCGTATTCGGAAGCGTAAGTGTGGTGTTACCAGTTAGAGTTAAGTCGATATTATTTATTTCATTATCAACAGTAATTGAACCAGTAGCAGAAGTGTTTGCTGTTACACTTTCTTGAAACGATGATAGTTCGACGTTTGACAGCTTGCCGTTCGCTAAGTTCAGCGCATCGTCTGTATCTTTGATTGCCATGCGCTCGGCAGCGTTTGTGCAGAAGACGGTTTTTGTTCCCGACCCAAAGTTAACGGCATTGCCAGAGTTTGAACTCTCAAGGATAGTTGCTCGTGTCAGTGTGGTGCCCGAGGCAGTGTAAACACCAACGCCGACCTCAAAATCCACATCATCCGTTATGCAATAATAGGTAGTGTTTCCATCTCCGATAACGGAGAAAGCCTGAAAGCCTGTTTCAGCACCGCCAAGGGTCAGAGTTCCCGTACCAGTAGTGGTCGTGGTTTCTTTGACACGATCTTTTACGACAGCAACAGCCATGCTGACCTCCTATGCGATTCGGATAATCGCGTTAGAGGCATCCGCTGTGGGGAACTGAACTGTAAAGTCACCCGCTGTCGAGGACTTGTCTGAGCCAAAATCAAGAACGGCAACAGCCGGATCTCCAGATGCACTGTCGTTAAATATCAACGCTCCCCTCGCTGTGATTGTAGAAGAAGAAAACGTCAAATCGTTAAAATCACAAAGTGCAGTTGTACCAGACGCAACTGGCGTTACAGAGGTAAGAGCTCCACCTTTTGCGGTATAGCCTGTACCAGAAACCTCGTTTGATGTTGTGTAGGCAGTGGTGGCTGCATCCAGGCTTGCGGAACTTGTGTACAAAGCTAGATTGAACGTGTTGCCACTACTTGCAGTAAAATTATGTACAGCCTTCAGGAGTTCAACCTTGAATGACGTGCACATGGCTTGAGTAATAGCCATCATAGTCTCCTTAAAAGTTCAGCGACATCTGGATGTCCAGCGTCACGGATAATATTATACACAGTTGTTCTATCGCTGTTAATGGCTTCCTGCATATAAAAAACCAAAAGCGGTCTAATGTGGTCTTTGAACGCGATTGCCTGATCTCGAATGACTGGTGGTGCGGTGTCAGAAACCTTTATTATCCGCTCAAGACAGCTTTCAGCAACTTCTTCCACAGTCCGACCACGATTTTCTGTAGTTGTTACGGTTACAATCGGTTCTTTGGGTAAACTTAAACTTGTTTCAAACATCTAGCTCTTTGGCCTCACGAGTAATCCTCTGTAGTAAGCATCTCCTGTCTGTTTGGCTTCGCCCAAATCTTTTAGTCGAGAAAGAGCTTGTATGAACTTCTGATCATAGTTTTGGATGATGTCAGCCTCACCTTTCATAAAGGTGTACGCTTCGATCAAGGAACCGTAAAGCATAGCAAACGGAGCATTTGTGCTTAACCACGTTGTACCTGAATCAGCACCCGCTGTCAGGCTGGTGGGACGGTAGTAATAGTGCAGTTCTACTTCATACCCGGCATCTGGTGTAGGAGCTAAGATAAAGTTTTCCGACGTAAATGCAGCGTAGTATTTAGGCAGTCCTGTTGTTGAACTGTTCGGATTGTAGTCTTCAATGAAGTTCACATCTTTCATCAACAAAAAGCTTTTGGCACCGGATGATGTAACAGACAAAGAGTATGAGGCCAGATAGTCATCCGGCATTGCCAAGTATTGATTGCTGGCGGTCAGGTTCGCTGTAACGTTTCTTCGAAAAAACTCCAACTGCACAGACTCAAAGATACGCTGTTCAGCGTTTTCAATGAAGATAGACAGATTATTCACAAAAGTTGTTTCAGTGTTTTCTGAGTAATCCTGAATTGCTGTTTTTAGTTCTGCGAATGTAAAACTCATGACGTTGTCACCGTTACTTTACCGAGAGATGCGGTAGCCTGTAAATTCAATCCCCCAACAGGTTTAAAACCAAAGTAAGTGTCTGTTTGAGAATCAGGTCTTGGGTTACGAATAGCCTCTGAATCGAACACGTTTCTAGGCGGGGTCAGTTGGGGATGCTTGGACTCATACTCATCGGGTCCAACTAAAGCACCGTTCCACTCTTTCCGCATCTCGCGCAAACGATACCGGAAACCTGATCGATCGGATATGCCGTAAGCTTTAGATCCTGATGCAAACCGAGTCATTAATTAACCCTTAAGTAATCCAAGCTAGGTGTCAAACGGGTTGGAACACGATCTTGATCCATGTCAGAGGCGCGTTGGAACTCTTCCTCATAAATGGATTTCAAAAGCTGAACACGATCGGGTGCTTTCTTGACCGATAAGTAATATGCAAGACCCGCGGCCATGCAGGGCAAGAACCTAAACGGGGCATCCATGTTATTGATTGCTGCATCAGCGTCTTGAATGCGTTGAATGAAATAGTACCTCAAAACATCCGTGCTGTTTTCTGGTGCGGGCCAAAGGTTAATCTTTGGTGCGATTTGTTTGTCTACATAGATAGACGACGGCCGCCCAGAGGTGGTCTTGTTGGGCAAGTTTTGATAATCAGACCTTGAAATGCGTTGGACTTGAAAGTCTGTATTATTGCGACGAACCACAACCTCCAGCAAATCTACAACATCTGATGTGAGTGTGTACTCTGTGGTCCCGGCGGTCAGTGCTTGTGTGCCAAGCTGCACAGTCCAAAGATTAATGCCGCGATTTGCCCAATCTGCAAACATAAGGTTCAGCGAACGACGTGCTGTTTTGGCATCGTAACCCGTTTTTATCTCAAGACCACAGCGTTCATATGCTTCTTCTACAAGCTCTGCTACATCAAGATCAAAGTCTCGTGAGTTTGAAGTTGCCATCAATCGCCCTCGTTATACAGATTATCAAAAACCCTGTTCACATCTAAGGTATAATCAAGATCACTTTTTGAGTAGTGAATGTGTGCAGACGGTTTGAAATCTGGGGCACCCTGTCCTGTTTCAAACCATGCTGGATGTGTCACTCTAACACGATTATTTGGCAATGCCACGATATTTCCTGTCCACTCACCAGCGTCTAACAGGTGCATGACATGACTTTGCTTGTGTTGTGCGGGATCATCTGCGATTTCGTTTTCTGCGTAATCAACAGTAAACAAATACTTCGCCGGAAAGAACTTTCCGTCAATTTTTGCCAGCCAAGGACAAGGCGTGGCTCTGTCCAAAACATAAACAGCATGTGTATGTGATGAACAATCCCAGGGCTGCGCGTCATGCACAGCCATGGGTTCAGGCCATTCATCGAGGGGTTCATCTGCAACAAGAGCAGTTATGGGCATCCTAGCCCACATCGCTCCTCCAGTTACATTTTCCTCCTCGGAATCTTCAGCGTTGATGCCCGTAAAAATGAGTTGAAAACTCAAACAACGACAAGGCATTGTCGTCACCGCTACAGCCATGGCATGGAGAAACTCTCCATGATACTTTTCATGGTTGTGCGTATATTCACGGCGCACCCAACACTTGAAGTGTGGGATGTTGCTTTGAAGATACGGCATTAGGCTTTTACGAGCTTATAGCCTTTTTTCTTAGCAGCGGCACGAATTTGGGCAACGGTCATCGTTTTACCTTTAACGGCACCGCCTTTTTTGTAGCCCTTAGACTTAACCATTCCGCCTTTTTTGTAGCCCTTCGACTTCATCATGCCGCCACGCTTCATGCCTTTAGATTTCATTTTCATCATCGCTTTTTACTCCTTCGCAACGATTTTACACGCCTGGGTTTCCCGGCTGGTTGTCCCAACCGTTTCTTCTGTGCAACTCTACTGCGTTTTTCAGTAGCAGTCATCTCTTTAGTTGTTTTGGGAGTTTTGGAAGAAACACGTTTTGAAGGGCGACAGTAAGGAGTGCCGCGCTTTTCACCCTTACGACGACCACATTTTTTACCTGTCCTAACGTCAACCCAATCTTCTTTGAACCAACGTTTAAGAGCAGCACCCTTTTTTGTTTTTCTGACTTGAGGCATTGATCAACGTTCCTTCTTCCCGTATCTCTTGTACCATAACCAGCTGTTGAAACGTGTTAAACGCATGGCAACAAAAGTCATTGCCCGACTGTTCCAAAACCAGTGTCTGTATCTTCCAGCCATCAGTATATCTTAGTTGTCCGGTATTTGTACTTTTGCCCGTTGGAAAATTTCTTAGTCACTAAGCCGCCTTTGGCTTTTTTCTGTGCCTTGTTACCCCAGTTTTTTGCACCAACTTGTCGGCACTTTGCAATGGCCCCGCTCGCATACGCGCTCGGGAAAACTTTGTATCGCGCCTTAACCTTATGATAACAAGCATCTTTTTTAGACATTACCGTTTCCTCTTTTTTCTAGTAGCGCAGTGTGCCCGCTCCGAAAAACCACGGGGCTTCTTGCAATTGATCTTTTGCTTGCGGGCCGTAGACCATTTTCGTTTGCCCGGAGCTTTCTTGATCTGCTGGGACATCTGACCTCTGGATATTGCCATTTTGAACCTCGGAAATAAAACTCTCCCACATAGGAGTAATCATCTTATGATTTGCCTCTACCTTAACAGCAATCTCAGCAGTTTTCTTGTCCACTTCAATTAAGGTCAGAGTCATCCAGCCAAGCACACCCAGACCCACTGTTACACAAACATTTAAAAGAAACTTTTCCACTAGCACTTCCACCGTTTTCTAGCCTGACAAATACGTTTGTTAGGAGTTTTACGACAGTTAATGTTGTGCATTTTACGCTGTCCGTCAGAACGAGCACAAAACGACTTTCGTCTCTTAGCCGCCGCACTTCCTTTTTTAACTTTACCAGTTACCGCAGTTTTTAATTTACTGCCGGGATTGGCACGACGATAAGCAGCTACGCCCTTCTTCGTCATTCCCGCCCCACTTTTAGTGGGACGGAAATTACGCTTATTGCGTTTCGGCATCTTTGTCGCCGTTCTCGCCATGACAGCCTCTAGACAGTAAAGAATACGACAGACGTAATATCGTCTATCGTATGCACATTAATGTCTGTCTCGAACAAGATCCCCTGTGCAGGAACAGAAATGGTGTCTGTCTCTGCCGCTTGAAGATCAACGTGCAGTTTTGTTGCACCAGAGTCTGTGCCATCTGTCAGCTTCAACTCAGGTGTCCCTGAACCAGCAGTGGTAACGACAACTTGCATCAGGCGACAACGTCCAATGGACGCTGCCCCTGTTGCTGTAACGCGAGTGGTTTTTACATCAGAACCAGCCATTACAGTCTCCTATCTTACGAGTCAGCGAAAGGAGTAGCTACAGTTCCTGAACCAATCAGAATACCTTGAACTAAATACTCAGCCGTAGCTAGTGCAGTAACTTCAACATATGAATTTGCATCGCCACCAGTGGTGCTGCCATTCATTGAAATTACATCATTAGTTGAGGCGGGTATGAAAAACTTCACTGTACCGTTAGTAACAGCTACTGCCACAGAGCCAACGAACTTATCTGTGCCATCTGTTTTGATGTCAAGATCAGTTGCATCTGTGCCAACGAAGAAACGGTATGTTGCACCGATCTCTGCTGTTTTGATACTAGGCAGTGTAACTGCACCATCTGCATCATTGATTTCGATGGTACGACCCGCGTGTGTGTCAAATGTAAGAGTAGTTTCGGCCGTGAGGTTAATCACAGAACCGGAGCCAGCTTGAATGATTCCGTTGTTAGAAATCACTGGACCTGAAAAAGTTGTTTTACCCATGTCAATCTCCTGTCAGGGCTACGTCGATCACACCATGTGATCGTCAGGAATAAATTATTTTATCTGAGTTTAGCACAAAAAGAAAGGGCGAGATCTCTCCCGCCCTTTCCAAGTGTACATTCAACGAGTTACTTACGCACCCGGTGAACCGAAGACACAACGTGGGTCACTGAAGCCGAAGCTGTAACGCTCACGGGCTTTGTAACGCATGTTACCTGTGTCAAAATCTGGCTCCATCGCAGTGGTCAGAGACAGACGCTCGAAGTGTTTGAAACCGTTCGGAGCATCGGTTTTGATGAAGAACGCATCAGTATCGGTCAGGTAGTCGTTGACTACATAACCTTCGGGCAACAGACCCATGCTACGGATAGCGTTTACATCGTTGTCGGCAGTACCAACGCGGAGGTTAGAAACCATCAGACGTTCAGCAACAAACTGTAGCTGACGCGGAATGATCAGTTTCGAGCCTTTCAGCGCGATGATGAGGCCACGCTCGTCAACAAAACCAGCAATGCTGATCAGAGCATCTTCAAGAGATGTCTCATTCAGATCAGCGGGAGTGCTGGGCTCGTTTGCAAACGTGCTGCCATTGGTTAGTGGGTGATCAGTTGCACAAAGCTCTTTGCCGTCACCGCCTTTGAAAGACGAGTTGAAAGCATTATTGAGAATTGAGGCAGCTTTCACCTGTTTGGTATGTGCCATGGCACGAGCCAAACCACGGGTGTAGCGCGAGGAAAGACGATCGTACAGATTGTCTTCCACAGCTTCTTCCGTGATGGAGAAGCCGAGAGCTACCGTCTCGTGGTTGTAGCGCGAAGTGTAGGCTTCTTGTGCGTCGTCAAACGCCAAAGCTGAACCTTCCTGTTTGGTAGGTGCAGCACCGAAGCCTGACAGCATAACTTCTTCTTCGAAGGCACGGTCAGATGTTTCCGTGTCGAAGACTTCAGAATGCTGGCCTTCATACCGATTATATTCCATCCCGAACAAGGCGTTGAGGCCGGGCTCGAGTTCTTTAGCAAGTTGTGATCTAGAAATCGCCATGACCTAGCTCCTTATACGCCTGTGGTTGATACAGTACCACCAGCAATCGCACCATTCGGTGAATTGAAGTGGTTGTTCAACCGGACTACTACGCCGACCCCACTTGCGCCAAAGTCGGCGTTTGCAGGATCATCAACGATCCCCATAATCCGAAGATTAAGGTTGTTAGTTGTAGCAATTGTGCCTACTGCCAACGCTGCCGAGGACATGCCAGTAGAAGTACTACCGCCTGTACCGGAAGAGAAGTTGGCGTTCGCAAACACATGAGTACGAGCAGTAGCTTCATCTGTAAGCGATGCGTCAGACGCAATTACGAACAACTGTGAGGGATCATCATAAACAAAGGCTTTGACAGGAAAATTACTGTCTGCACCCGACCCAGGGTAAAAATTTGAGAACACTGTCTCACCAGTGGTAGAGGACACATATTCACAACCATAGAATGCACCAAGAAGACCCACCGTGCCCCCAGCAGCCGCACCGACAATGTCGATAACACCCGCTGCAAGAGGGATAACCGGAGAACCTTGATAGATAGCATTAGAGTTGGTTGAGGCAATGCGATACTCAGTAGCACCAGTTGAGTTTACGTTCTGACCCATTTTTCCATAGGGACGTAAGCCAAATGCACCATTGATATTAGCCATTTTACTAACTCCAAGTTATCGGAGACTACTTTTTCTCGCCTCCGAAGGTTACACGAGATTGCCTATCGCTTGTGATAGGCATTGAGGGATGCTGTTCCCTCATCAAGTTTTCATCCACGGCCTTCATTTGATTGCGGGTCTGGTCCCGAAAATATTCAGTTCTTTCATCAACCGTTTCGATAGGCATACGGCAAAGTATTAGTCCACCGTTTCCTATCACACCCTGGTATTTACCGTCTTCTACGGTTGGAGCTTCGAAATCAGGATACTCGTCAGCCCGGACAGGTTCCCAACCTTCGCGCAATCTTGCGTGTAGATTGGTTTTATCGTCCTCGCCTCGAATGGCGGTCCGAACCCAGCGGTGTACAAAACCTTCGGGTGCGGGTGGAGCTTCTAGCATACTGGGCGGAGCCCAAGGTTTCCGTCGCGCAGTTTTTTCGCGTGTTTGCGTCTCACGAGGTGTACGTTTTTTAGACTCAGTCATGTCTTACTCCTTCACATACTTTGCGTACTCTTCGAGCGGAACGCCAAGTTTTTTAGCAATAGCCACCTGTGATTCGGTAAGCTTGACAGTCCTGCGCCCCTTTTTTGTTGAACGGGAAGAAGA